CCCGAGTGGGTTACCAGCGGCGGGGTTCCATGTAAATGTTTTACCATTTAAAACAGTTGCAACTAATACTTGACCAAAGTTTGATAGTGACCATAAACCAGGAGGAGTATTAACACCATTTGTAGTCGCAGCTTCACCCCAATTATTAGCTCCACCCCAAACTCCTGTACCCCAACCAAATTCAAATTGTTGTATTTGGTTACCAATAGTTTCTAATGGAATAATAGAACAACTTCCACCAGGACCTACGTTTCCTGTAGCGTTTGCAACTGGTGTAACTGTAAATTCTGTATCGGATACAATTGTTTTTACTTCATATAATTTATCTTCAAAATCAGAATCTGCATAACCTGTACCAACAGGTAAAGTTACATTTTCAAATTCTATTATATTTCCTGCAGATATATTATTAATAGATGTTGTTGTAATTGTTACAACGTTAGAACCTGAAACTGTTGTAAATGTACTATTTTTAAATTCATCAATTGTTAATGGAAAGCCACTACTTCTATATGGTGTAATATCGTAAAAGTTATCTTCGTAATAAATTAATAAAAACTTATCCGTTCCAATTGCTAAATATTTATTACCGTCATTACCTCTAAATGGATGTAGTCTTCTTGATACAGATGAAATACTTTCTCCACCTTCTGCTTTCCAACCACCTACTTTTTCTGGTAATGAATATCTAAATCTAACGTTGTCACCACCCACATAACGTGCGACCGCTCCAACCTCAGAGTTTTGTTTATCGAAACCTGGTTTGATTTGCCATTTGCTAAGAGGCATTTTTACCTCCTATATATCATCTTTGTAGGTCCATCCTACAGTTGCATTTACATAAACTAAAGTAAAATTTTCATTGTCTGTTGTAACAGATAAATCTCCTGCAAAACCTGCAATATTTTCAGTTCCGGGAGCAACAGTTAAAGTGTTAATACTATAGCTTTGTCCGCCATCAATAAAACTTACTTCTGATCCAATAGATGGACCTGTTGGTAATGTAATGGTTAAAACACCTCCAGAGGTGTCACAAATAATTTGATCCCCATCTACAGCTGTGTAAGAAGTAGTTGTTGACTTATAACCTTTGTTTACCATCCCTTTATTTACATTAGTTCCATCAGAGTAAAGTAAAGCTTTTGCACCTGTTGCTAAAGTAACTCCAGTTCCTGAAAAAGTTTTAACAGTTAAAGTATAGTGTGATGCTGATCTATCTGTTGCATCTTCTACAACAAATACTCTTTCTGATGAGTCAGGCATAGTTACAACTCTATTCCCTGTTAGTGTTCCAGTTAATTTAAAGTATAAATTTTTACCATTTGAAGTAGCACCATCTGTTAATACTAAATTAACGTCAGCTGCGCCTACAGCTAAACTTAAATATCCACTCGCTGCTTGCTCCAAGATTTGTAGATTCGTGTTTGTAATATTACCCCATAGACCAGATTTTTCACCGGTGACCATAAGTTCTAGTTTTATATCATTTGAATAACTTGATGCCATAATTTATCCTATTCTCCAGGAGACGGAGAGTTAATAGCGGTTCTAATTGTACCGTCCATATACTCGTCTCTTCTTCTTCTACCTTGTTGTTCTATACCATATGTAGCCATACTTCTAGTATAAGATTGCTCGTATAATTGTAACATATCTGTTGGTCCTTTTAAATAGCCGTAAGTTTCAGCTAAACATGCATACAATATTAAATCTGGATAGTTTGTAGATACATATGTTGTAGTCGCGTCGCTAGCTGTAATAGTGTCTGGTTGCTTGACATACGCAACGTGGCACACGTAGGCAGCATCGGGTGTCGGGGCTACAAAAATAGTAGATGCATTTCTGTTAGCATAGTATTTTGGAATATTATTAGGTGCAGCAGATGCTGTACCTGGTGTGTTATAAAACTCTTCCATAAAAGAAGTATCTCTAAGCTCTAGATTTTTTCTAACAGCTGGTGTTTCGTTTGTATCGTTGATGTAAATATATCTTATAAATCTTGTATTTGTTGGTGCAGCAACTTCTCTATTACCTGGAGTCAAAGTAATTGTATCATAGAAACGAGCGTCGTCTGTATCAGTTTCTCTAAATATTCTAGCTTCAGCATTTTTCACAATAGTCGTAAGAATAGGGTCATTTAATACTGTACTATCAACTTCTGTGTAACTTCTGATATCTGATTTTAATTCTCCAAAATTCATAATTATGCCTTAAATACTATAGGTCCAGCTGAACACTGTAAACCTCCTCCATTATCCCTTGTATTAACATTTTGAAACGTAGTAAAGAAAAAACTATTATTAACTGTAATAGTTGATGGTTGACCAGGATTGGGAATAGTTGATGAAATCATTGTTATATTAAAAGCTCCGAACACTTTAGCACCATTACTATGAGAACCGGCTGTTGTATTCGGTGGAGTTACACCTCTAAATTTAGCAGCTGTTCCTCTTACACACCCTGTTAATTGATTTCCTACCTTAACTGCATATGAAATGGTTTCGTTTTTAAAAAGTAAAGTTACAGGATCTATTTTTTCTATCATAATATATCCAGTTACAGGGAAATAAGTTGCATCTACTAAATCTATAGTAGTTGCAGAATCACTTATATCTCCATTTAAAGTAGTTTCTAATTGTATTGATTCTATATTTGATCCAGGAATAGGACTTGTTAAATTAGTAAATCTAACCCAATCATCTGTTTCATAACCACTGTTTGGAAAATTGCACTCTATTACATTAGTAGGTAATGCTAAAACACTTAATGCTGCAAAAGGGTTCTGAGGCAATAAATCAAAAGTTGGTGGCTCAGTTCTATCAGGTCTAGCATTTTTTAAACCTTGTGGGTCACCAGGAGTTGGAATTGGATCTAGTTGTGGTTGCTTAGGTTCATATTCTGAAATATGTACAAAAGCTCCATTCCATTCTCTTACCATTTCATTGTATGGAAACTGCATTCCTGATCTATCGGAGATTGCTAATGCGTATCTACCTTTTGATAAATTAGTCATGTACTAAATCTCCGGATAATAGGTTCTAGGTGTTACAAATAGACTAGAAGAAGATCCATCATTTTGTAATGCTCTTTGTAATTCTTCTTCATACAATACTTTTAAAGGTTGAATTTTTTCTGGTTTAAATTTTAGAGCTAAATAATATGCAAGTCCTGCAGTCATACATGGTACAAATCTGTACGGTACATCTGCATCGTTTGTATATTTACCTACATCATCAATTCTTTTAGCATAGTAATAATTAATTTTATTTCCAGCTTCGTTTGGACCAGGAGTTAAGAATAAAGTTATTGTTACTCTATCAATAAATCTTTGTACAAAATATTGAGTTGGTGTTCCTTTTGCTGATTTACTTGCAAACGATTGATAAACAGATCTGTTTACTTTTGTTAATGGAAAATCAATATTCTCTGCATTTCTATATGAAGCTTCTAAAACATCATCGACTCCATAAATTGCAGTTGCATCAGAAGTACCATCAGATGTTGATCTAAACATTGTATAGACAGCTTGACCATCTACTAAAGTTAAATCGTTATTTGCAATTTCCCAATAATGAAGACCTCTGTTGGCCCACTCTTGAAACATAATATTCAATGATCTTCTTGCAGAACTTAACTGTTGACCGGTTACACCAGTCATAGCTATTCTCTCATAGGATTCATGAATTATTTCATCTATCGAAAACCCTTTTTCAAAGGTTGTTGTTCCTGAAGTAGTGTTAGCCACTTAGACCTCCTACTTATCGAATAACAGAGTCGCTGCTGCTATATTAGTAAATAAGGTTACTTCAATCCCACCAGGAAATAAAACTCCGTCTTCCGGTATGTTAAACGCAAATACATCAGTATTAGGTATGTCTATATCAAAAAGAACTGTAGCATCAGTAGCGTCTGAAAAAGTAATTCTTCCAGCTCCACCACCATCAGAGGCAACACTTATTCCTCTAAGTCTAGTTCTTCCAGTAAATACAACACCTGTTCCTGTTACTCGTTGTGCAAATACATCTGATTTAAAACTCATATATTCTCCTACTCTCTCGGCGGTTGTGTTTTGTATGGATGTAATCCAGGTAATAAATCCTGTACACCAAATTTATACGCTAAATAACCTTCTGCTTTTTCAATGAAATCCTCAGAATCTGTGTAACCGTTGGGAAAAACAGCTGTTATCATTTCACCCATTTGTCCACCTAATCGTCTATTACCATCAAAATTAGTCATCATCTTAAATGAATTATTATTACCAAGTCTGGTAGTATAACTATTAGAACTTCCAACTTCAGTACCATTCATTCTTGTTCTAGAAGTATTCGTACTAAAATCTAAGTCTGTAGCCATAAGAGTATTCCCTGCATAAGGTCCACCTGATAATGTGTAAGTAGCTGCTCCACTACCTAAACCAGTTTGGAAAAATCTACCAATAAATTGTACCGGGTCGGCCGCATTTATTTCAAAAGTAAGACCACCACTATTTCCACAAGACATAATAGAATCTCCACCATTACCAACAGTTGTAATAACAGTAAATGTTATAACAGTCATCATTCCCTCTCTTGGGCTTCCTTGATTTTGCTGTGAAGTTACTAAACTTTGTGGTTTAGTGAAATCAATAACTGGTTCACCGTTTACAGTTGATCCAGTAATTGGAGTAGGATCTCCACCATCTGATTGCATAGAATATAAAGTATTATCTTTAAGATTGTTCCAAGTCGTAACGGTGCTTCCAGCTGTTGTTATAGAAGAGGTAACGTCGGCTCTGTACCAGCTTAAAAGTTCGCTACTACTTGATGGTAACCAAAGGTTTTGTCCTACGTTTCTTATTCCGAATTGTATTTTTTTCTCTATCATAATTTTACTCTCCTTAATTTATTAGTTAATTATTGTTTA